GTTGTTAATCATCGTGCCTTGTGCTTCGGAGTAAAGGTTGTCCGTGTCTGCTTGGTCAATCTCAGCGGTAGAGGTAACGACCTTGTAGAGCGAAGTGTAGTTGTCTTCCAAGTTAGCCAAAGCGGTAGGCTCACCGTAGAACTCAAGAGGCATCACAAGCATCTTGTTCTGCATCTCAGCGTGGTGCTTACCCATGTCTTCACGCATTTGCGCTCGGAGGTCGCCAATACCATCGTCAATCTTGGCCATCTCAATAGCGATTTCACTGAACTCAAACTGATGAGAAACCGTCTTAGGCGAAAGGTAGAGTTGAGCGTAGGTAGGGGCAATGGCTTGAAGGCCACCGCTACCAAGGCTTTGGTTCTCCGAAACGCCACCAATCAAGTCAGCAGAGGTCGTAGCGGCACCGATAGCACCGCTCGTTCCAACAGAGAGAGCGGCACTGGAACCACCAGCAGGACGCTCCGACAAAACTCTCCAACCGCTGGAGGTGTAAGGACGCTTTGAGATAACGGAAAGTGCGTTGCACTCTCTGTTAAGCATAGACCAAACCTTTTGGCCATAAACTTGGTTGTAAAGGCTAGCCAAGTAGCCAGTTGGGGCGGATTGTGCGCCATCGTGAGTAGTGTGAACACCACTCAATGCGCCAGCCGCTTTCAACAAATCGTTGCCAGCGTAACCTGCCATGTTCAGTCCGTAACTTTGTGCTTCCAAATCTGCAATCGTGTTAATGTAACCCATATCTAATCACCTCAGTAGTTTCCTCCAACCAGACGGTGAACATCGGCCCAATCCATTGAGGCAATGTCGTCCATTGATGGAATGTTTGCGGTAACTGCTTGTTGAGCCTTCACGATGGCATCCTTTTCAGCAGTCAAAGACTTGCGGAGTTCGCTAAATTCTTCCTTGAGGGAAGCAATCTCCGAAGCGGCATCGTATTGTGCCTTTGCGAGAACATCTTCACGGGTAGCCACTTCTGCGTTGAAGCGAGCCTCAAAGGACTTCTGCAACTCAGCGTAAGCCAACTTCTCAAGTTGTTCAGCACGGAAAGCCTCGTAAGCCTTCTCAATGTTGTCGTTGGAGAGGTTAAGCGAAGAAACTTCTTCGTTACCAAAAGCCTTCACAACAGGCATGTCGCTGGCTTTGGGCTGGCCGTTCTCAATAACCACACGGTCGGCTGGCTCACCGATTTCAACACCAGCACCGTCCTCGGTTGGAACAACTGCCTTTGCCTCACCATCGGAGTAGCCCATAGACTCTTCCTCTTCTTCGGGCATAGCCATGCTCTCCATTTCTTCGTTCATTTCTTCCTTACGAAGAGTGTTGACCTCTTCCATAAGTGCGTCCAGTTCTGCCAATGCTTTTTCCATTTTCGTCATCTTTGTCACCTTTTGTTGTTTCAAAATGTCAAATTTCGCTTCAGGGTTAATTCCTTTCTCACAGATAGTCACTTCATGAAGTTCAAGTTTGCTAATCTCATTGTATTCTCCTAGTTCGGGATGAGATTTCTTAACCTTCTGTAGTGCCTGCCCTCCTATGCTAAACGACCTTAACGACCCTTTGCGAATTCCTCTATTTATCTCCTTAGCCTTTTCAATATCGTCACGGAGTTTGATTACCACAAAGAAGCCCACATCGTCTACTTCGGTTTTCCAAATCCTCCCTGTCTTATCTCTGTATGATTTTACAACTTCTCCAACTTGGACATTTGAGTGGTTTGTCATTACATTCCGAAACCTGTCTGCCCCCATGAATTTTTGAACTGCTTCGTTGAGTGCTTTGAGAGTAATCAAATCGTTTTGTTTGTCCACGATTTCAATACTAGCATATCCTCCAATCATTAGTTCGTCGCTTTTGAGAATTTGAAATTCTTCGTTTCGTTCAGCCTTGAGCATGAGCGTCATGGCTTTCATCCTCCCCGTTCAACAATCTACTACTTAAGGAACACGGTCATTTAGGGATTTCAGCCTTAGAATGCTTATCCTCATAAATGTTCCAAAGTCCCTCGTCACCCTCTTTTTTAGCGGGAGTTTGCTTATACCCTGTCCAAGCAAGCCACATCTCCTTATCCTTCACGGGCAAGTATCTCACATGGAACTTCGTTTGGAACTTATTTCCCTCTAGGAAGTATTCGTGATAGCCGTGCCGCTGAATACCAAGTTCAACCTTACCGGAATCAATCACCTTGTCCCGCTGAATGGTCTTGGCCACCTCTGCCGGGAACTTACCCGCCTTACCGAACAAATCAAAAATATCCTCGGAGTCTTCTGTATCAATGAACCAGTTGATGGTTTCATCACCCAGCGACATGACCACATTCAAGTTACCGTCTTCTCGGTCATAAATCTTGAACTCGCCCTTTCGGTATTCTTCGGGCGTTTTGTATTGCTTGAGGATTTCACCGTTCAATTCGTCCTCTTCTTCACCGAGAATCTTTGTAGGGTCTACTTGGTATCGCTTGTTGACAAACTGAATCCCATCGTTTCTTCTCACCTTGAGCCAGTTGACCAGTTCTTTCTTGTCGGATGAAACAGTATCTTCATACAAGGAAGGGGCCTTTTTCTTTAGGAACTCATCAATGTCCTTCAAGTCCTTTGGCCCGTTTTCTTTCAAGAACTGGAAGATGCCGTTGAACATCTCACTGTTCTTGGTCTTCATGATTTGAACTGCGGCTTCTTTCCACAAGTCCAAATCAGCAATAGCGTTCTTGGCCATCAAATTGTTTTCTTCAAAGCCGTAGATTGTGAAGCCATCCATCTCACCTTTCATGATAATGCTGGCTTCCCCATGAATGTGGTCAGTAATCTTCATGCCCTTCTCAAGAGCCTTAATGTCATAATTCAACGACTTCTTGGTGTCTTGAGCAAGGAGTTCTAGAGTCACAATCTTATCGGGATATTCCACTTCGGGAACTTCAATGACCTTTGCAGAGTAAACTGTAAACCTGTTTTCTGCTGGCTTAACCTCATCCACCTTAACCCGAACAATATCGCCAATGTCAACTTCAATAGAAGTATTGAGGGCTTTACCGACATTGAGATACAATGTGCCCTCAATCTCCTTTGTGAACTTGGACTCTTCTGTAACAGGCCCAGCCCCAAGAGTGTAGGAGAATAGATTTGATTTGGTTTCTTTCTTGTCAAGAACAATCAAATCCAAATCAACGAACTTCTTCCACTTAATCCACTTAGGGTTTTTCTTCGTCCCGATGTAGTAGGTAGAAGTAGCGTCCTTGATTACCACTCCTTCTGCGGTAGGCATCTCCATGATTTCTTTGGAGTATTCCTCCACATCTTTGAGATTATCAGCCATTCTCGTATCTTTCTTTGATGGGAAAGCCAAGGCGTCACTGGAGTTCCCCGAATAATTGTTGAAAAGAATGGTAATTCTCTTTTCCAACTCTTCGTCAGCAAGATTCTGTTCTTCATGGCGCATAATGTCAAAGACTGCACATCTCAATTTAGCATCCGGGTATTTCCCTTTGAACACATGGGCAATCGTATCTGCCCGATGAAGAGGCTCATCGCCATCAAAGAGCATAAGTTCAGCATCAAGAATGCAATCGCCAAACTTCTTTGCTCTAAGTTCCTTAACTTGCTCCTTACACTTTTCAGTAATATCCTTCTCATTGTAGGAGAAAATTTTGATATTGTTGTCAACCTTGTGAAGTTGAACTCGCATACCATCGTATTTCTCTTGAACTACCCAGTTGCCGCTAAAGCCTTTGAGTTCGTTAATATCGTCAATGTCAAAGATGCGATACATCGGCTTGTTGGGAACAAGGAAATCGCTTTGCGACTTTTCTGCCTTCTCCAAATCCTTAAGTTCGTTGAATTCTTCTTCATCGTAGCGTGAAAAGTAGAGAAGTTGTAGCATTTCAAGAGCCTGCTTAACTTCCTTTTCCACCTTCTTGGAGTCCTTATCATCTCCATAATGTTCAATGATGTAGAGAGCAATGTCTTCTTCCTCTAGGTCAAGACCTTCCAACCCATCGGTAATCTTGTCTTCCTCCATGTCTTTGATGGCCCACACTTCTTTTGGCAGGGCTTGAGAGTCTGCTCTCAAAGCATAGTGAACAAACTTCACCATGTTTTCGGGAGAACCCAGTAGGCCTTCCAGCACATCTTTGCCAAATCTTCTAGCGAATGGGTCGTCAACCAACTCAGAGGAATATCGCAAGTTTTTGATTCCTTCATACAATCTTCGTGCCGTTTGACTTTGAGGATTTTTAGCCTCGTTGTCTTCCAAGTCACGGGCTTCAATGAAGTTCTTCATTTCCTTTCCAGCGGCATCATACTCACTGTATGATTCGTCAATCATTTTGACGGCACTTCTCCAGCGACCCCCATACTCTTTAGGGTCTTCATTAGCAGAAAGATAGGCAACTCTCACCTTTTCAAAAAGGCGAAGAATTTCAACCGAAGGTTGCTTATCCTTCTCAATGCTGGAGAGTTTCATGAAAATCACGAATTGTCGGTCATTTCACCAGCCAATCCGTAGCCCTCATCTTTGCGAGTTTGATTTTCAATCTTATCCGCTTTGTGACTCTTGGGCTTCGTGACCTTGACTTCCTCGCTCTCATCTTTGAGCGGGAGTCTTTCATGAATGGACTCTTCCTGCAACATTTCTTTAGCAAGGCGAGCCTTCTCAATAGCAAGACTAATCATTCTCTCTTCTTGGGTAACTTTTTCCGGCATATCACTCATACTCCTTAATCATCTTGTGAATATCATCCCATTCCATTCTAGAAATGTCACCGAGCGTAGAAGTTCCGCCGATGGTTCGGTTCATGCTAGGTGTTGGGCTTTGGGTAACAACAAGGCCAGCCTTCATCAAAAGACTGTCTTTGGCGTAGATTGTTTTCTCAAGGCTCTCAACCTTGTCAGCCAATGCTTTGACAATAGCCAACAAATCTTCATTGATTGTCGTTTCACTCATCTTCCTCATCCTCTTTTTTCGTTGGGTAAATCAAATCACGAAGTTGTCTAAAGAGCAATTCATACTCTTTACGAAGTTTCGTAGCGGTGGCCACAATATCAACATTGCGTTCATCCATAGACTTCATCTTCTTGTTGAGTTTCTTGTCGGACTTGACCAAGTTCAACTCTCGCATAATTTCAATCAATTCACCAAGTTTCGTAAAGTCTTGACCGAAGAACTCAGTGGGTTCAGCAGACTGCATGGTTTTCTTGAGTCGCTTTCTCTGCTTGTCGTCAAGGGACGAAAGAATGTCAAT